AGAGATCCCTACCTGCGCGCAGAATGGTGCCCGTTCGGCCCTATATCGCCCGACGATATAGTGTGATGACGGGGTGCGCTGTATCGCGGCCGTTCTCGCCCGCCCCGGCCCGTGCGGGCGGCTCGCGGTGGCGCGGGTGACCTGGCCAGGTGCGAGCTCGCACATCCCGGTGTGCCACATCCACGAACGGGCGTGGACGCGCCGCGGGTTCCGCCTGGTGACGTGGGAGACCGTGGCGGGCGACGGCACGTCGCAGCTGCGACGGCCCGACCTGGCCGATCGGTGGCGGCGGTGACGCTGGACGGGGGCGATCCTGCCCGGGCCCATCGGCGCAAGGGCGCCCCGTCGCCCGAAACCCGCACCCGCCTGGCGCGCTGGCACCAGGTGCTGATCGCGGAGCTGGACGATGTCATGGCGGAGCTGCGCCCGGGCCCGCCCGCGGATGCGATGCCCTACGCGGAGCCCACGCGCCCGGGGCTCCAGACTCGCGCGCGTCTCATTGACCTGGGCGTGCGCATCGCCCACGAGCTAGGAGCGGAGATTGACGACACCACGGCCCGGGGGGCGTTCGTCCCCGACGCCCCGGCTCGCCCGCGCCCGCGCTCCCGCGTCGATTTCGGCCGCTAGGCACTACCCCACCCCGCGCTGGCAGACACCGCTGCCCGCCACGCTCGCGGGTTCCTACGGGCCCGAGGTGACCGCCTACGCGGAGTCGGAGCTGGGGATCGCCCTGGACCGCTGGCAGCGGCGGGCGATCAATCGCGCGCTTGCGGTCGATGCGCGCGGCCGCATGTGCCATTCGCTGTATCTGATCTCGGTGGCGCGCCAGTCGGGAAAAACCGCCCTGGTCCGCGCGCTGATCGGATACGCGCTCACCGCGAAGGGCGCTCCGCCCTGGCGTTTCATCCTGGGGCTGGCGCATGACAGAACCCAGGCGCGCATCCCGTACGAGGCGGTCATGGCGGACCTGGCGCCCATCGAATCGCGCGTCGGGCCCTACGCGCGGGGCGGGCTCGCCATCACGCGGTACCTGGGCATCCGCTCCGCGATGTACGGCCGTCACCGCGAGTACCACGTGGGCAGCCGGGAGGCGGCCAACGCGATCCGCGGCTACACCACCGACCTGGACGTGTTCGACGAGGTGAGAACGCAGCGCGATTTCACGGTGTGGGCCGCGCTCCAGCCCACGGTCACCCAGGCGACTACCGCGGGCCACGGGTTGATCGTGGCCATATCAACCGCTGGCGATGACCGGAGCGTGGTGCTGCGCAACTGGTGGGAGCGCGGGGTACGCATCGTGGACGGGGGCGACGAGCCCGGGGGGTTCGGCATGACCTGGTACGCGCCGCCCGACGATGCGCCCCCGGATGACCCCGCGACGTGGCGCCTGGCCACGCCCACCATCGCGGACGGGCGCATCGGTCTCGACACCATCGCGGAGTCGTACCGCCAGCTCCCACCCGAGACGTTCCGGTCGGAACGTCTCAACCTCTGGTCGGAGGGCGGGGACGAATGGCTGCCCCCGGGCGCGTGGGCCGCGGGCGAGTCGCCCGACCCCGCGCTGGGCGGCCAGCGGGTGGTGCTCGCGGTGGAGACGAGCCGCACCTGGGGCCATGCGTCGATCGTGGCCGCCCTGGACGTGGACGGGCGCGCGTTCGTGATGGTCACCCGCGAGCTGCGCGCGGCGGTGGACGTGGAGGCGCCCACGCTGCCCCCCGACCTCGTGCTACGCGCGCTGGAGGACGCGGTGGCGGAGTGGCGCCCCGAAGCCATCGCCTACTCCAGCTCCCACGCCATCGCGCCCGCCCTGGAGGCGTGGGCCGCCGGCCGCGATGTCACCCTCTTTCCGCTGACCCCGGCCCGCCTGCGGATGGCGTCGGAGCTGTTCCGCTCCGAGGTGATGGGCGGGCGCCTGTTGCACCGCCCGGACCCGCTCCTGGCCGACCACGTCCGACGGGTGCGACCCTCCGCACCGTTGGAATCGGGGCGCTGGTACCTCTCGGTGGCCGATAGCCCAGGCGATGTGGACGCCATTCGGGCGGCGGCGTGGGCGGTCCTGGGGGTGCTTCGGCCGGCGGAATTCGACACGGGCCCGCTGGTGTTCTAGTCGAGCACCGAGTCGGAGATATCGTCCCACTCCTGGAGTACCTGGCGGATGAGCCCGTTCATCTGTTTGGTGAGGGCCTCCACCTGGGCGGCTATCTGGGCGTTCGTCGGCGGGTCCAGCGCGAGGAAATCCGCGTTCTTGCCCAGTGCCTTCTCGCCCTGGGCCCGCAGCTCCGCGATGGTGGCGTCCGTCTCGGCCTGTTCGTAGGTGGCGACCTCCTGGGGCGTGGCGGGGCGCTGTTCGATGAGCACGTCCGCACCGTCGTAGGCGCGGAATTCCACCGTGGCGTCCGCGAGCCGCTCCAGCTCTTCGCGGCGGATGACGTTCCCATCGCCATCGTGAGCGGTCATGGTCGGCAGGATCATGCGCGCCTCAGGTATACGGCGGGCACGCGTGTCTCGTACCAGGTGGCCGGCGTGCCCCACGATGCGGGCAGCGCGCCCGTGATGCCGTCCACCCCGTAGCCCGCCTGGAGCCCGCCCGTGGAGCTGGGGACGGTGGAGCCCAGGGCGGCCATCGCGTTAATGCCCGCGTAGGTGAGCACGTTCGGGGCGGCCACCTGGCCGACCAGCACCACCCAGTACCACCCGGGCCCGAGGGCCTGGGTCGGTGACACCGCGTAGTTGCCGAACCCGGCGCCCGCCCAGTTGTGGCCGCCGGCCGACTGGTACAGGAGCGTGCCCGGTCGCCCGGTCGCGTCGGAGTAGATGCCCAGGCGCCCCGTCGCGTTCGTCACGGAGCCCATCACGATCATGCCGATGCCGTCTATGACGTAGGCGGCCGGAATGTAGATGGGCACCGCGTAGGCGCGGTTCAGGACCGCGGCGCCCGCGAGCGGGTTGGTGCCCTGGGCCGGATACCAAAGGGCTGCGATCCATGGCAGCCCGCCGGCACCCGGTGAACCCTGGGCCCCGGTGTCGCCCTTCGGGCCCTGCGGGCCCTGGACGCCCTGCGGGCCCTGGGCACCCGCCGCACCCGCCGACCCTGCGGGCCCCGCGGGCCCGGGCACCGTGGAGGCGGGCCCTGGCGGACCTTCGGGCCCGGGAGCACCCGCCGACCCTGCGGGTCCCGCGGGCCCGGGCACCGTGGAGGCGGGCCCTGGCGGACCTTCGGGACCGGGGGGCCCGCCCAACATCTCCACGTCCACGTAGGTGGGGCCCGCCATGACCACGTCCACCACCACGGGCCCGGGCATCGTCAGGTCAACGCTCACGCGGTCACGTCACCCGCGATGGTGACCGCGCCCGCCAGCACGGTGAACACCCGGCCGTCGGACCACGTGAGCTGGAGATCCCAGCGGCCCGTGCCCGGGCCCACGTCGCCCCAGGCGGCCGCGGGCACCTCCACGTCCACCACGTTGTCGGTGACGGTGCAATCGAACACCATCACCTCAGGGCCCTGGTGCAATTCCGCGGCGGCGGTGGCGCCCGCCAGGTCGCCCGGGATGGTGTGCGCCTCGTCGGTCCACACCCGCACCGCGAACCCGTAGGAATCCCCGCGATACAACTCCAGCGGAAGGTTTCCGGGGTGTGCCACGCCCCCAGTGTATGCAGGGTGCATACACTTTATGCGTGGGCAAGCGCGATCGGGAGGTGGGCAAGCGCGCGCGCGGGCGTGTGGGTTCGCCCGCCGCAATCGATGCGCTCCCGACCACCCACGGTGTGGCCCCCCCGCTGATCGTGGGCCCGGCCGCGCTCCCCACCTCCGAGAAGTACGTGCTGGGCGAGTCGGTCACCCACCGTTGCGTGGAGCTGATCGCGGACGCCATCGCATCCGCGAAATGGACCGAGTGGCGCAACGACGAACCGATCGAACCGCCGTCGCGCCTGGTGCGCCGGCCGTGGGGCGATTACGACGGCGGGCCCACCCGCCGCGACTGGGCGTGGAAGGTCGCGGCCACGATGGCCCTCTACTCGTGGTGCCCGCTGTTGCGCACCGGGGGCACCGATTCCGAGGGCGTGGTGGGTTCTCTCGTGCCCGTGCTCCCGGGCGACGTGGGCCGGATCCCGGGCTCCCGAAACTGGACGTACCGCGGCGAGGACGTGGGCCCGCGCGGCATCCGCGTGATCCTGCGCACGGTGTGGCCCAGCATCGACTCCGAGGTGGCATCGGTGCTCGCGCTTGCGCGCAATGTGTTCGCGGCCGCGATGGCGGCCACCGCCGCGGAGGCGGCGTTCTGGGACGCGGGCGGGGCGCCCCACACCGTGCTGACCTACGAGAAAGGATCGCTTCCCCAGGCGACCCTGGACGAGCTGCGCGCGAAATACGTGCAACAGCGCATCGACAATCCCGGCCAACCCGCCGTGCTCGCGGGCGGCCTGAAGCTGGAGGCGTTCGGGGGAGACCTGGGCACCTCCGGCGCGGGTGAGGCGGCCGCACGCGTCGGGGCGGCCGTCGCCCGCTATTTCGGGGTTCCGCCCCACTACGCCAACGTCCCCAACTACGCGTCGTCTCTCACCTACCAGAACACCGAGACGGCGGGCATCGATTTCGTCCGCTACACGCTGTCCGCGTACGCGGCATCCATCGGGGACGCCCTGGGCGAAGAGCTGCCCGGTGATGGCGTGGTAGGGCGCACTGTCCGCCTGGACCTGGGCCACCTCACCCGCGCGGAACAGGAATCACGGGCCCGGAGCTGGCAGATGGCGCTGGGCACGTGGATGACCCGCGAGGAGGTGCGCATGGCCGAAGGGCTCCCCGCAGCTCCGCTCGCGGGCACGTTTGAAACCGCCGAACCCCCGCCGCCGGCCGAGGCGGCGCCCCAGCTCCAGCTCGTGGAGGGCGCAGCATGATCCGAGGCCAGGGCACCATCGCGGTGCGCGATCAGCTCCCGGGCGAACCCCCGGACCCGGAGGGCGACGGGCGCACCGTCGAAGGGGTGGCGGTGCCCTACGGCGTGCCCGTGACGGGCCCGACGCGGGAGTATGGGGACGCCACCGAGGTATTCGAACGGGGCGCGTTCGCGGACTACGTGGCCGGCGGCGGCCGGGTGGCCCTCCTGGACACCCACGATGGCGTGGTGGTCGGCATGGCGGACCTCACCGACACCGACGCGGGCCTTGCGTACCGCGGCCGCCTGTTCACGTCCCAGGCTGCGCGCGACTACGCGGAGCGGGTGGCGGGCGGGATGCGCTCGGTGTCGATCGAATTCACCCCGGGCAAGGTCCGACGGGGCAAGGGCCAGGTCTCGCACATCGGGGGCGCGATCGCCCACGGCATCGCGGGGACGTACCGCCCCGCCTACGGCGGCGCCACGGTGGCACTACGAGAGGGGACAGGCATGGAGACCACGAACACCGAGAACGCGGCACCTGGGGCATCTGAGACGCCCGTGGAGCCCTTCGACGAGGCGCGGGTGACCACCATCGCGCGCACCGTCGCGCGGGGTGAGCTGGAGCGCGCGGAACGGGCCCGGGCGGAGAATGGAGCGCGCGACGGCGGGCCCGCGTCCCCGTTCGGGGGCGTGCGTACGCTGGGCGAGCTGATGGTCCGCGGGGTCACCGCCGCGAAGGGCGATCCGATCCTGAACCTGGGCGCTGCGATCGCCCGCCGCGCCATCGCGAACCAGGTCATCGCGGATTCCCCGGGCGTCCATTCGGGCGGCGTGGAGGGGACGATCCGGGGAATTGTCAACCCGTCGCGCCCCGTGGTGAACGCGTTCGGCACCGATGATCCGGGCGGTAGCGGGCTCACCGCCTACTGGCCCTACGTCACCGTCGATATCGAGACCCTGGTGGGCGTCCAGTCCGCGGAGAAGGCGGAAATCACGTCGGTGAAGGTGCCCATCCTGCGCGGCTCGGCGGTGCTCGCAACGTATGCGGGCGGGTCCGACGTGAGCTGGCAGAACAAACTCCGCAGCGATCCAAGCTACATGGAGGGGTACACCCGGATCATGCTCGCGGCGTGGGCCGCGGTCACCGACAAGGCGTTTGCGACCGCGATCCTGGCGGCCGCCGGCACCACGCTGCCCACCGTGGCGGTGGGTGCCACCGACCAGGAGATCCGGGCGGCCATCTTCGCGGCCAGCGTGCTGGTGGAGAAGGCGACGGGCTCCCCCGCGTCGTTCGCGCTCGCGGGATCGAACGCGTTCACGTACTTCGGCGGCAAGCTCCCGATGGCCCCGATCGTGGGCGGCTCGGGCACGTCTCTTGCATCGACCCTGAACGTGTCCATTTCGGGTATCCAGCTCATCCACGCGCCCCACATCACCACGGACAACATCATCGTGAGCAATCGCCAGGCGGCCGCGTGGCTGGAGGAGGGCCCGTACCAGGCGGTGGCCGAGGACGTGCTCCACCTGGGCTCCGACTACGCCATCTGGTCGATGGGCACCGCGGCGGTGTACGCGCCGCTGGGCATCGTGAAGATTCTCAAAACACCCGTCGCGGATGCCGAGGCGGCCAGCTCCAGCTCCCGCAAGTAGGTGGAATGGATCACGCCCGACGGGGTGCTGGGTGCGGTGGGGGTGACCCCACCGGGCAGCCCTGACCAGGCGTCCCGCGCCGCGCTCGTGGCGGGGCTGATCAACACCGGGATTGACCGCGTGCTGGACCGGGCGAACCCCGAGACCGACCCGGTGGTGCTCGCGGGGCTGCCCGAAATCCGCCACGCGGCGGTGGTGGCGGCCGCCTACGCGTACCGCCGGTTCGACACCGCGTTCGACTCGGTCAACTATGGCGACATGAACCAGGCGTCTCTCGCCCCGAAGGTGGCGCGCGATGCCCTGGCATACGTGATGCCCCAGCTCGACCGCTGGCGGTGGGTGGGTGTGGGGTGAACCCGTCGGCCACCGAGGATGCAATCGCGGACAGTCGCGATGCCCTGGCGGCCGCCCTGGTCGCGGGCTCCCCGCCCGGGGCGCCGTGGGTGGTGCGCGAATACGCGGGCGCGGGCCCGTGGTCGGACCTGGCGGTGTTGATCGGCTACGGCAGCCCGTTTCTCGAACCCGCCCGCGACGTGCGGGCCCCCGACGCGTGGCGCGTCCGCTGGGGTGTGATCCTGGTGGCGGGGCGCTCTGACGTGGAGGGCTCCGCACGGGCCCTGGACACGATGGTGGGCTACGGCCTGGCCGCCGTGTCGGGGATGTACGCGTGGGAACCCCCGGGCGTGGGCGGTGCGCGGATGCTGGAGGTGTCGGGCGGCCGTTACCTCACCGCCACGCTGACCGCGTCACGGGTGCTGTTCTTGTGCTGATGAGCTGGCGGGTGCTCCTGCTGGTCCTGGCCGTGTTCGCGTTCGTGATCGCGGCGTTCATCCGCCCCAAATGGGACGTGGACTGGACCCCGCTGGGGTTCGCGTTCGTGGCCGCATCGCTGATCGTGGAAGGGGGCCCGTAGTGGCATTCACCGCACCCGTGTACCTCCGCAACGCGTGGATCAAGTTCAAGAAAACGACGGGCGGCACGCTCGTCCAGTACTCGTGCCAGGTCAAACGGTTCGCCCTGGTCCCCGAACCGGGTGAGGAGGTGACCGTGGTCACCCTGTGCCCCAGCGGGAGCTGGACCGAGGTGGGCGCGGCCACCTGGACGCTGGAGATCGACGGCGTACAGGGCTGGGGCGCGGCCGATGGGTTCTCGCGGTTCCTGTTCGACAACGCCGGCCAACAGCTCACCTTCCAGGTTGACCAGTACGGGGAGGCGCACACCCCCACCGCGGAGGAACCCGGGTTCACGGGCACCTGTCGCGCGGTGCCCACCGCCTACGGGGGCGAGAAGGACACGTTCGCGGAATTCGAGGTGGTGCTCCCGGTGTCGGGCGTGCCCACCCTCGTCACCGCCGCGTTCTCGCCCACCGCCGACGACCCGGAGGCGGACGAAGAGACCGCGGCCGCCTAGTGCGTCTCGGGCCCGAGGACCGGGGGCGCCTGGATGCCGAGTACCGCCGGTTTCTCATCGCCCTGGGCGTGCGCATCGCGCTGCCCCGCGATGGGGAACGGCGCCCCGGGCCCGATGTCGGCGGGGCGCCACCCGACACCGGGGGCCCGTCCGCGGGCTGGTATCGCCCGCCCCACCGCCGCCAGGACCCCAGCTCCGACCCCGCGGAGCCCACCGACGAATCGGGCGACACCGGGCACGATCATGGATGGAGCAATTGCACGATGGCCGCCGGCGCGATGGTCCTGGCATTCCACACCACCGGGCGCCTGGGCCCGTGGGGCGGAGACCTCCGCCATAGCCCATCGCAACCCGATATGACCGGGGGCACCGACCTGTACGACGTGGCGGCCGCCTGGGGCGATTTCGGTGAAGCCCTCCAGGTGCGCACGGGCGCCGGCTGGGAGGGCGTGCGCATGGACCGCGAGGCGGGCCGCGCGCTGATCCTGACCGGCACGGGCAACGTCCCCGGGGCTGCCACGTTCGACGGCGGCCACGCCATCGCCATCCTGCCCGAGACCCGCGACGATGGCGCCTGGCTCCAGGGCGATCCGCTATGCACGGGCTACGAGTGGGTGACCGAGTCCGCCCTGCGGGCGTGGGCGGAGCGGCTGGAGCCCACCGTCAACTACGCGCGCTCGGCAGCCCACCCGCCCGCGGGCGGCTACGCGGAGGACGTGATGTTCAATGTCGGGCCCATGACCACCCACCGCGATGCGATCGTGCGCGACTGCGCGGTCCTGTACCGCGACTCGGCCCTGTCGGTACGGCACTCGGTGGCGACGGGCGACACCGCCCTGGCGTTCGTGGGCTCCACGAACGATGCCCACATCGTGGTCAACTCGGGGTCGACAAACTACGTGCGTCGGACCGACGTGGTCGATATCGTGCCCGCGGACCGGGAGCACGAGTAGGTGGCGGGCGCATCGGGCACCGTGTCGGGCATCCCCGAGAACCAGGCGCGCCTGGCCGCGGTGGCGGAGGATGTCAAGCACATGGACGACACCCACCGCGCGATCGCGGAGCTGGTGCTGCCCGCGGCCCAGGCGGGCGTGCCCAACACCACCGGGCGTGGTACGGGCGCCCTGGCCGCGAGCCTCACGGCGCATGGTGATGCCACGCGCGGATGGCTGGAGCATTCGACCGAGTACGGAACGCTCATCGAAATGCGCTACGGGTTCGTGAGTGCGGCCACCGCGGAGATGACCGAACCGATGCTGGCCCGCTACGACCAGGGCCTGTCGGAAATCGTGGAGCGGCACCCGTGACACGCGATGTCACCGAGGTGCTGGCGGGCCTCAGCATCCCCGACCCCGTCGCGATCGCGGAAGGGTCGGTGGCCGCGGGGCTGGGGCTCGGTGAGCTGGCGACGGTGGCGGAGCTGGTCGGCCTGGAGTCGGTGGACGAGGTGGTGAACCCCGGCCGCCTCCCGCTCGTGAAACAGCTCCGACTCCGACAGGCGCTGATGTGGATTCGCGTGCGCCGGCTGCGCAACGACCCCGACCCCGAGGTGCGGGCCCTGGCGGAAACGCCCTTCGCGGATACCGACACCTGGCTGCCCGTGCTCGGAACCAATCCCGGTGGGAACGGGCACGGGCCGCCCAACCCTTCGACCCCCGCGGCACGCCCGCCGCGCGCGCGATCGCGGGGGAAATCGTGAGTCTCGCGGTGGCGCTGGGGATCACGCCCGCCCAGGTGCGCGAATTGAGCTGGGACGAGCTGGAGGCGTGGGTCTCGCTCCTGGCCAAGCGTGAGCGGCGGCGCGCGGCGGCCGCCAGGCGTCGGAGGGCATGACGTGCCCACCCCGCTGACCGTTCTCCTCCAGGCCGACACCAAGGACCTGGAGGCGGGCCTGTCGAAGGCGTCGGGCGGGTTCGAGGTGTTCGGCCAGAAGGTGTCGGGCGGGATGCTCGCGGCCGGGGCGGGCATCGCGGGCGCGGCGGTGATCGCGGTGGGTGCCATCGCGGACTGGACGAACGCGGCGGCGGAGGACCGCGCCGAACAGGAGAAACTGATTGCCACCTATGGCCGCCTGGGTGTCTCCACCGACACCGCCACCGCGGCCATCGACGCTGCCATCGCGATGGGTGCTGAGAAGGCGGTTTCGGATTCCGAGGTGCGGGCGGCCATGGAGTCGCTGATCACCGCGACGGGCGATGCGGCGGCGGCTAACGCTGCGCTCGGGCCCACGCTCGACATCGCGGCCGCGGCGGGCGTGAGCGCGGAGGTGGCGGCCGCCGCATATTCCAAGGCCTTGGCAGGGAATGACTCCGCCCTACGGAAGCTGTTTCCGGGCATGACGAAACAGGCGACCGCGGCCGACACCATCACCGAGGCAACGCGCCTGTCGGAGGGGGCGGCCGACGACTACGCGAAATCCGCCGAGGGGATGGGCAAGAAAGGCGGCCAGGCGTTCGATGAGCTGACCGAGACCATCGGCGCGGTGTTCTTGCCGATCATGGACGAGGTGGTGCCCGCGCTCCTGCCCATCATCGAACTGTTGGGCGAGCTGATCAAAGGGCTGTTGCCGCTCCTGAAGCCCGTGATCATGGTCGCGGTGGGCGGGATCAAAATCCTGATCGAAATCCTGATGAAGGTGATCGGGTTCCTGAACGACGTGGTGGCGGCCGTCAAAGGCGTCATCGACTGGGTCGGGCAGATGGTCGATATAGCCGCGAATGCGAAGGGCGCGGTAGAGGGGGCGCTGGACGAAATCACGCCCTGGTCGGTGGCGGGTGCCCAGGGCATCCCCGCGATCGCGGAGCTGGGCGCCCGGGCGCTCGGTGCGGGCCCGCGGTCGATGCTCCCGGCCGGCGGCGGCACCAGCGTCACGGTCCAGGTGATGTCCGCCGATCCCGAACAGGTGGTCCGCGCGATCCGACGGTGGTCCCGATCGAACGGCGGTAGCGGGCCCTTCACGCGGGGGCTGGACCGGAGCACCGCGTGAGCGCGACCGTCCGGGGCGCGGTGTTCACCATCGAGCTGTACTACGCGGGTGCCTGGCATGACATCACGTGCCAGACGACATCCGCGGACTGGCGCTGGGGCGCCCCCGAGGCGCTGGGCCCGCTGACCGAATGCGAGGGCGGCACGCTCCGGGTGTCGTTGCATGACCCCGATCGCGAGTATGACCCCGACAATCCCGACAGTCCGCTCCTGGGCGTGCTGAAGGTGGGCGGCGGGTTCCGGGTGTGGTGCGACGGGGCGCCCGCCTGGACGGGCGTGTTGCAGACGTGGGGCTGGGACAGGGCCAGCGGAATCGCGGACCTGAACGGCCTGGACCCCATCGGGCAATTGTCGGTGCGGGCCCTACCCACGGGCCAGACACTCGCGCCCGTGCTCGCCACCAGCGCGGCCCAGGCGCAATTCATGCTGGACCTCGTGGAATGGCCCGTGGGCAAGCGGTTCTTCCCCGATGGCACATCCGGGGTGGAGCGCGGAAACCATTTCGTGGAAGGGCCCGTGCTGGACGGGCTCCACCGGATCCGTTTCGCGGAGCTGGGGAGGCTGTTCCCCCTGCGGGACGGCGGCATCGGGTGGTACGACCGCGACGGGCCCGCGTCCCCGCCCGCCGTGAGTCTCACCGTGGACTGTACGGACCTGACCGGGATGTGGAAGGTGATGGGGTTGGGCCGGGTGCGCAACCACGTGGTGATTTCGGGCGGCTACGGGGTGTTCGGGCCCAAGCTGCCCCCCGACGAATACCGATCGGTCACCACCAACAGCGAATTCCTCCAGCTCGGCGCGGTGGCCGGCGACCCGCTGCCCTGGGATCTCTGGGCGAACACCATCCTGGACGCCCTTGAGCATCCGCCCGTGCTCACGCTCCTGGGCACGCTGGTCCCCTACGGCGCCGAGGTGAAGCCAATCGTCACCGCCGAATTCGGGGCGCGCTGGACGGTCCAGGGCCTGTCGGGCGACAAGGTCGTACAGGTGCTGGGGCAGCGGGTGACCCTGGCGCCAGGTGTGCTGGAGATCGACGCGGTCACCGAGGACGTGGCACCGCCGGTCCCCGTGAAGCACGCGCTGATGGGCGCGGGGTCGGGCTACCTCCGGTCGTTCAACGATATTTCCTACGCGAACGCGCGGGCGGGCGCGAGCCTCACCGCGACGGTGCCCGGGGGGCCCGCGCCCATCGTCCAGATCGGCCAGACATTCCTCACGGGCCCATCGTGGGAGGTGTTCGAGGGGTTCGTGTATTTCGATACCAGCTCCATCCCGGCCGGCGCCACGATCCTGTCGGCAAAATTCGCAGCGATGGTGCTCCCGCGGGATTCCATCCCGGTCGGGTCGATGGCGAACATCACCGTGGAGCTGCGGTCGGGATACCCCTGGCGGCCGACCCTCACCACGGCCGACTGGCGCCCGGGCGCCGGCATCGCGGGCACCTACCCCCTGCGGGCCACGTGGAACACCGCGAACGGGATCAACTACCAGGAATTCGCGGACGCGGGCTCCGGGCTCGCGGGCGCGGTGGTGAAGGGCGGCGAGACGCAGCTCCTGGTGGTCTCGGACCGCACCACCACGGGCACGGCGCCCACGTCCACCACGGTGTTCGAGGACTGGCGCCTGCAATTCCCCCGGCTGCGGGTGACGTACACGCTGCCCTAGGCGTTCGGCTCGTCCACGTCCGCGGTCACGGTCTCGGTGGCGGCCGTCTCGGCCCGGGCCGCGTCCAGGCGCGCGATGTACACCTGGTCGGACTCGCCCTGGGCGCGTGGCACGCGGGCCCGCAGCTCGTCGTCGGTCTCTGGGGTGGGCGTGGTCTCGGTGGTCATTCGGTGATCCCTCCAGGCGGGGTGTGGCGCGAATGTTCACGTGCTCAGTACCGCCGCCGCTCTTACGGTAACGGCGGTGCTGAATCTCCACGTACCTAGTGGGTGAACATTCATTGCCCCGGGCTCGCACATCCCGGTGTCGGGCCCGGGGGAAACACAAACGCCCGTCCCGGACTCACCCCGGACGGGCGTTTGCGGAGACCAGCGCGGGAGAGATTCGCGCGCTAGTCTCTAGGCGTCTAAACCCGCAGAGAGATTACCGCAGCGATGAGACATAACTCTCGCCCGTGCGGCCCAGTCCTTCCCTTATCGGAAGTCGGCGCCGGCGGCCGTCTCACCCACACCGTCGCGCGGTACATCGCGCTGGTCCCGAGGCGCCATAGGCGTCACCCCGCGGAGCTGATCGCAGCCCGCATCCGCCGTGATGGCGGGGATGTGTGGGGCGCGGTGCTCACGTTCGGTGTCAGCTATTCCCATGCGTGCCGCATCCGCGGGGGCTGGCGTCCCCGCGGACGGCGCGCTGCCCCGATCGAGCGTGCGGCATGACCACGGTGGGTTCCCCCGGATGGGGCACGAGCGTAGAGCTGGGCCCGCGCCAGGCGCACGTGCTCGCGTGGATGCGGGCGTCGGTGAAGCACCCATCGCGCACGTGGCACCGGGCGCCCGTGATGCGCGACTACGGCACCTCCACCGCGATCGTCCACCGCTGTATCCACCGCCTTGCATCGCTGGGCGTGATCGCGGTGCAGACGGTTCGGGGGTGCAGGGGCGAGACCCGGTTCACGTTCGGTGTGCGCCGATGGAAATGGACGCCCCCGACCAGGCGCGGTGTCGCGCGGTGGCGGCGCGTGGCCGCCCTGGTGGCGCCCGGTCAGGTCGCATTCGCGCACGTGGAGCCTGAGCAACCACCGCCGCCGCGGATCCTGGCGCGCCATGACGTGGCACCCACCCGCTACGAGGTGTGCGCCCGTTGCGGGGTCACGGGTGAGGTGCGCATGGGCGTGTACCAGGCGGGCGGGCGGTATGAGTCCGGGCTCCGGTGCACGGTGCACGAGCCATGCGACGAACGGGCGGCTGCCCGATGACGCAGGAGCTGGTCCCCTCGTTCGTGGCCGATCGGAGCGCGGGCGATCACTGGGCGGGCGCCATCTATGCCATGCGCAAGGGCCTGGGCCCGGAGCTGGTCATGCAATGCGTCCACCACCACCGATCGATGCACGTCGCCCTGGACTGCGCCGAGTCGGAGCTGGCATGGGCCAAACGGGTGGTGGCGATGGCCGACCAGTACCGCAACGTGACCCCGTGATGGGGCCCGCCCCCCGCCGAGAGGTGTGCGGGCCCCGGACCACCCTACCGTGACCGAGGACGAGCTGTTGTCGGGCGTGCTGGACGCATTCCGCCTGTCGGGGTGGCGGTACTGGCACGCCCGCCGCTCCGACCACGCCCTATGGCAGGGCAATCGCGGATGGCCCGACGTGACCGCCCTTCCGCCGCGCGATCGGGGCCCGCTCCTGGTGCTGGAGCTGAAGGGCGAGAACGGCAGCCTCACCCCGGAACAGGGCACATGGCTTGCGCGCCTCCACCGCGCCGGCATCACCACCGCGGTGGTGCGACCCGCCCGCTACGACCGCGCGCTGGGATTGATCCTGGCGGGCGACAGCTCGCGGGATGCATGGGAATGGGCGTTCCGATTGTGACGCCCCGGCCCGGTCCTGTCATCCCGGCCGCCACGCCCTCCGATCGGACTCCGATCGACAGGACTCCGCATGGCGAGTCGGACCAGGACCGGACCAGGGCGCCACGCCCCACGGGCCACGCCCTTCGCCAGCTCAGGGCCCTGGTGGTGGCGCGCGATGGGCCCGTGTGCGCGCGGTGCGGCGGGCCCATCGACACCGGGCTATCGGGCAACCACCCGCGCGGGCTCACCCTGGGCCATGCGTGGGACCGGGCGAAGGGTGGGCCCGACGATGCATCGAACCTCCGACCCGAACACCGCGCGTGTAACGGTGCGGGCTACCCCCCCACCGCATTGACCCGACCTCTCCCCCGGGGGGGTAGATAGGTGAGGGTTTCACCCCCCCGGGGGGGTCGGCATTACCTCCGCTATCGGCACGGGGTACGCGCCTGGGATGGAGAGGTGGGGGGCGTGCTGATATCCCTGTTCATGTGTGCCCCCATGCCCACGTACCACGAGGCGTGGGGGGGTGGGGGGTGGGGGGGTGGCCGCCCCCTCCCCCTCCGCACGCCGGGTGCCAGGTGTCGGTCATGTAATGGCAAGGGCTATCACGATGGGCATCGGCAAGGCGAGCGCATCACGTGTCGCGAATGCGGCGGCCGCGGATTCCGCGACGATCGCGCCCGCGATTCCGCGCGCGAATCGCGGGGGGCGTTTTTTGCGCGCGAATTTCCCCGAGACACTCCCTATTCCTT